ACAGGCTGGCTCTTAGATCAAGAGAAAGCATTCGTGTTGCTGGCGGAACTGAAGGAAAAGAAGTTTGATCTTGAGGATGAGGTACAGAAGGTATTCAAACCCTTGCCTACCTACATCAAGGAGATCAAGCCTAAGATTAAGAAGGACGGTAGTATGTCTGTCGTTGGCCTAAAGTTTTTAGGAGATGGCTGGGAAACAGTGGGTGGCGAGTTTAGTCGCATCGACTTCCCTCAGTTTAACCTTGGTTCACGACAGCAGATAGGGCGATACCTCCAGTACTTTGGCTGGAAGCCTAAGCAGTTTACTGAGACAGGACAAGCCATCGTAGACGAGGCGGTGCTGAGTACAGTGAACGGAATACCACAGGCTTCCCTGATAGCTGAGTACCTGATGATACAGAAGCGTGTCGCACAGGTGCAGAGCTGGCTAGAAGCAGTCGAGGACGACGGTAGAGTACACGGGTATGTGAACACCAACGGAGCAGTGACAGGACGCATGACGCACTCTAGCCCCAATATGGGACAGGTTCCGGCAGTCTACTCACCCTACGGCAAGCAGTGTCGTGATGTGTGGACAGTGCAGGAAGGATACAAGCTAGTCGGTATGGATGCCAGCGGTCTTGAGCTACGAATGTTGGCACACTACATGAACGATGAAGGATACACAAATGAAATACTCAACGGAGATATACACACGGCAAATCAGCTGGCTGCGGGCCTTGACACTAGAGATCAAGCTAAGACTTTCATCTACGCTTTCCTGTATGGGGCCGGAGATGCCAAGATCGGAAGCATCGTTGGTGGAACTAGAAAGGACGGTCAACGACTTAAGGAAAAGTTCCTCGCAAATACGCCTGCTCTTGGAGAGTTACGAACACGAGTTGGAATGGCGGCTACAAGAGGCTATGTTTATGGCTTGGATAAGCGAAGGATCACCATACGATCAGAACACGCTGCATTGAATAGCTTACTCCAGTCAGCCGGGGCTATCGTTATGAAGAAAGCCTTGTGTTTACTGCACGAATATGCTATACTATGGGGTATAGACTTTAACTTTTTAGGGAACATCCACGATGAAATCCAGACAGAAGTCAGACAGGAGAAGTCAGAGGTTTTCGGAAGACTGGCAGCAAGCTGTGTTGAAGCTGCGGGCCTCCACTACGAACTCAACTGCCCTCTCGCCGGAGATTACAAAGTTGGAACCAGCTGGGCAGACACCCATTGATAAGGAGTGTATAAAATGTGGTGTAAAACTTACAGTTGATAACCTATCACCTTCACAAGCCGCTAATAAACATTGGACTTGTAAATCTTGTTATTCTATGCATAACGCAAAAGGTAATAAAAAATCAATGTTTGTAAACGGTAAGTATGTCTCAAGAAAACATCCTCTATATAAACCGGGATATTACAAAGGGTTTGAGGAAGCAGCCTTTAGTTCCTTAGAGAACTTCAAGGACAGCACACAAGGAGAGGTGTACGTCATCACTAACCCAGCGTGGCCTGAGTGGGTCAAGGTAGGGATGGCAGTAGACTCAGAGGATAGGATCAAGAACTACCAGACATCCTCACCCTTCAGGGACTACACCATTGTTTATACCTACGAGGTAGACGACAGGAGAGCAGCGGAGTCAGCAGCACATGTAAGACTAGCAAAGGAATGTGACAACATCAACGAGTGGTTCAGGCTGCCACCTCCGATAGCAAACGAACTAATACTGGAAGTGATACATGAGTACTAATAAAACAACGGACAATGTAGTAGCGGACATCTACGCACTGATGGAAAGCAAGGACGCTGACCCATCTGTAGATGTGGAGGCAGAGATAGAGAAGTTCGGAGAAGGTGTCAAGGCACTGATGCGTACTGAGTTTGGTCGGAAGAAGCGAGAGGATAACCGGAGGCTACGCCTCAGTAATATCGGCCGCACTGACCGCTACCTCTGGAACCACTACAACGGCACAGCTGGTGAAGAACTTCAGCCACATACCTATGTCAAGTTTATGTACGGTCACTTGATTGAAGAGATGTTGTTGTTCCTGACACGTATGGCTGGACACACAGTAACTGAAGAGCAGAGGGTTTGTAAAGTTGAAGGCATTGTGGGTCACATGGACTGCAAGATTGACGGTGTTGTTACTGATGTCAAGTCAGCAAGCAGCTTTGGGTTCAAGAAGTTTAAGGACGGCACACTGGCCAACGATGACCCCTTCGGTTATATTGATCAGATCAAAGCCTACGCCCATGATTGTGGTGAGACACAGGTAGGCTGGCTAACGATGGATAAAGCCAACGGTCACTTGACTTACTTGAAGTATGACCTTGAGAATGTAGAGAATGAAAAGCTCAAGGAACCTATTGTTGATAGGGTTAAGCACATCAAGCAGCTGGTTGAAGGGGATGAACCAACAGAGTACTGTTATGATCCAGTACCTGATGGCAAGTCAGGCAACATGAAGTTAGCGATGGGCTGTTCTTACTGTCAGTTTAAAGAACACTGCTACCCCAACATGAGGGTCTTCGCTTACTCCTATGGGCCTAAGTATTTAGTAGACGTAGTAAAGGAACCCAAGGTACAGGAGGTAATGCCAGATGAAGAGGGCTTTTAGGTCAGGACTTGAGAAGGACTTATCAGAGAAGTTAGATGGACAGTACAAGTTTGAACCTTATGGCATACCGTACACAGTACACAAGAAGTATCTACCGGACTTCGTACACGAGGACAAGGCAATACTGATAGAGTGTAAAGGGTTCTTCAGGGTAGGTGACACACAGAAGTACACAGCCATTAGGGATTCAATGCCTGAGTGGGAGTTAATCTTTGTGTTGTCAAACCCTAACAAGAAGGTACGCAAGGGCGGTAAGATAACGATGGGAGAGTGGTGTGACAAGGAAGGGTTCCAGCATTACACTGTAGAGACAGCCAAGGATATGACACGGTACATCAAAAGGAAGAAAGTATAATGGCCATGACACTAGAGGAACTAAAAGAAAAGATGGTGTTACAGTTAGATGAGGAGCTACTGTGTGAGCTGTTGTCTATAACACCGACTGATTTAGTGGAAGCATTTGAACGTAGGATAATTAGAAACTTTGACAGAATAGCAGAGGACTTTGATGATGAGACTTAATGACGCAACACCAGCACAGTGGGATGCCTTGAGAAAGCAAGCACCTGCTATTGAGAAGCAGAAGACAGGACTAGAGGCTTGGATGCAGGCAGCTCACGAAGAAGCTGAAGAGATTATGGACAGTGTTAACAGACCCACCCACTACAACACTGGCAACATAGAGTGTATTGAAGCTATAGAAGAGTCTATGTCTTCAGTGGCATTCAAAGGCTACCTCAAGGGCAACTGCATGAAGTATTTGTGGCGCTATGACTACAAAGGTAAGCAGGTAGAAGACCTACAGAAAGCTGGCTGGTACTTACAGAAGCTAACAGCAATGGTAACAGAGGAGAACACATAATGGATCAGTATCAACAGTTTATACACAAGAGCCGCTACGCACGATGGCTACCTGAACAGAAGCGCAGAGAGCGTTGGGACGAGACAGTCAACCGTTACGTAGACTTCTGGAAAGACCGTGGACAGATAGACGAGAAGACAGCGTTAAAGTTATTTAACTCTATACACAACATGGAAGTTATGCCTAGCATGCGCTGTATGATGACAGCAGGTGATGCACTGGCAAAGGATAACGTAGCAGGCTTTAATTGTAGTTACTTAGCCATTGACTCACCGCGTAGCTTTGACGAGCTGATGTACGTGCTGATGTGTGGTACAGGTGTAGGCTTCAGCGTAGAGCGTAACTTCATTACCAAGCTACCTGTTATTGCAGAGACCTTTCACAAGACTGACAGCACCATTGTTGTAGCTGACAGCAAGATAGGCTGGGCATCTGCATTCCGTGAGCTGATAGCTATGCTGTATGCTGGTAAGATACCTGCGTGGGACATGAGCCGTATACGTCCAGCAGGAGCTAGACTGAAGACCTTTGGTGGTAGAGCTTCAGGGCCAGAGCCTTTGATTGATCTGTTCAACTTCTGTGTAGAGATATTCCAGAAGGCAGCAGGACGCAAGCTAACGAGCATTGAGTGCCACGATGTAGTGTGTAAGATAGCTGACATTGTAGTGGTAGGTGGTGTGCGTAGATCAGCTCTAATCAGCCTCTCTAACCTGTCTGATCCACGTATGGCGAAGGCTAAGTCAGGTGACTGGTGGAGGCATGAAGGCCACCGTAGGCTTGCTAACAACAGCGTAGCGTACACTGAGAAGCCAGACTTTGAGTCCTTCTTAGGCGAGATGCAGAACATGTACGAGAGTAAGGCGGGTGAGCGTGGAATCTTTAGCCGTATAGCAGCTCAGAAGATTGCAGCACGTAACGGTAGACGTGACCCTGACCAGGACTTTGGTACTAACCCATGCTCAGAGATTATACTGCGTAGTAACCAGTTCTGTAACCTGTCAGAGATTGTTGTACGTCCTGATGACACACTGGCTAGTCTCAAGAGTAAGGCAGAGATGGCTGCTATCATTGGTACACTACAGGCTACCTTGACAGACTTCAGATACCTACGTAACTGCTGGAAGAAGAACACTGAAGAGGAAGCACTACTGGGTGTCAGCATGACAGGCATCATGGATCACTACCTGCTGAGTAAGGGAGAGTCTAAGGACTTAGGCAAGTGGCTGGAGGAAGTACGCGATGTTGCTGTGGATACAAATAAGAAGTGGGCTGAGAAGCTTGGCATTAACCAGTCTGCGGCTATTACGTGCGTTAAGCCTAGCGGCACTGTATCTCAACTTGTTGATAGTGCTAGTGGCATCCATCCTCGCTTCTCTAAGCATTACATTCGCAGAGTACGTAGCGACAACAAAGACCCGCTTGCAATCTTCATGGGACAGTCAGGATTCCCCGTAGAGCAGGATGTTATGTCACCCTCATCAGCAGTCTTTAGCTTCCCTGTGAAGGCTCCAGAGTCCTCTGTGACGGTTAAACAGGTGGGTGCTATGCAACAGCTAGAACTTTGGAAAGCATATCAGAACCACTGGTGCGAACATAAACCAAGCATCACTGTTTATTACACTGATAACGAGTTCCTGCAAGTAGCACAGTGGATATGGGAGAACTTTGACTTGTGTAGTGGGATTAGTTTGTTGCCATATAGTGACCATGTATATCAACAAGCTCCTTATGAGGACATCGACGCTGAGAAGTATGATGAGTTAGTAGCAGCAATGCCAGTGGGTGTGGATTGGGATGACCTAGAGAAGTACGAGGAAGAAGATAACACGACAGGAAGTCAAGAGTTAGCATGTGTAGGTGGGGCATGTGAGATAGTTTAAGAAAGTCCTGATATGAGTAGTCAAAGTACTCAAATAAACTTCAATGTAAACTTAGGGGCCGCAATGGCCCCTTTTTTTATTGCAGTACTTTCCGTCTGAACTCCTTTCTAGCCGCAGCTTCTTCTCTTTCTTTCTTTTTCTGTAGCGTGACCTCTGCACCTCCCAACATAAAGGTGTAAATGTCTTGACCAAAAACAGGCAGCTTAGTTACTAGCTTCTTTACTGCGTCATAGTCCTGTTCCGTGTCGTCAGCTATTTCTTTAGCAGCTTTACCAGCCATGTCTGTCAAGCCAATACTTGCAGGCATTAACTGAGTAGCTATGAACTGTCCCCAATCTCCGTTTTCCAAGTGACGTTCCTTTTGATACTTACTTAAGAATACAATATCCATTAAAGCTTGTGTCCAAGCATCTGAAGCTGTATCAGCAAATGTAGAAGCGTCTGTAAAGTCGACAGTCATGCCTTCTGTATCAAAGCCTGCTTTAACATAATTCCTTAAGTCCTGTACAGTGGCGTTGGCTGTTCCCATTATTAAAGCGTAGCGAGTAGCGTTTACTAAGGCTTCTTGTTTATTGCCTTTCCTATATTGCTCTACAATATCCTTCCTGACTAACCCTAATTGCTTGAGCATGTAAGATTTCATGGCGTAAAAGACACGACCATTTGGTGAATTCAAATAAGCTGCTGGCATTTCCGACAAAGCGATGGGCTGTACTTCAGACAACTCATTCCAAAGCATTAGCTTTACATTGTCATCCATCTCTCCCTTCTGTAAAGACTGCATCAAGTTTACCGTGTCGTCACCAAAGACCTCATCCCATTTCTTTATAAAAGCGTCAGGGTTTTTCTGCGCTAATTTTTGATACTTGTTATAAGAAGCATTAATGAAGATACGCTTACCTGATCTGTCAATTTTAGTGAACAACGATCCTCTCATGGTTGCATCAAGAGCCTTACTAAAACCGTCTACAGACCCAAACTCCATAGAGGTTCTATTTAACAGCCCCATTTCTTCAGGTTTTATACGAGAACCTTTGAGTCCTGTTGCTATTTCTTTAATAGTATTTCCCAAGCCGTTGACATATACAGAACTACCTACGTCAGCTAACTGTATCGCTGCCGACCTGAAATTAGCAAGCGTGGCCATGTACTGAATGTCTCTTGCCTTTGCTAAAGTACCATTCATGGCTGTCTCACCGCCTTCAAAACGAGCAGTAAGTAAAGCCCTTAAGTTATCTTCCTGTACGTGGTTAAGTTCTCCTTTTCTTCTCATCTGTGCTAACAGTTCACCAATACTTGCAGTCAAGTCTACAGTGTCTGTACCTTCCGCTTTCTTTAAAGAGTCTTGCTGATTAAAAAACTGACGTTTAGCTATTTCTTTTTCCATACGTTGCGTGTATATAGTCAAAGCTGTAGGAGCATCATGGTAAAACTCTCGTAGCTTAGGGGTTACTTCTTGAATAGTACGAGAAGCCTCTGTTCTTTTAGAAGGAAGTCCTGTTTTACTCCCTGCTATAATGCGGTTGTAAACCGCTGAGACTACATTGTCATCTAGGTCATCTACTTCTACACCTTTCTTTTTAGCAATCTTTGCCAAGGCTTTTTCAGCTATTGACACACCAGCAGTGCCTACTGCTTCTTGGATACCTTCCAAGTCTTTGATCACACGAGGAAAGAAATTGACTCTTCGTCCTATCTTCATGCCGGAAGCTAATGCTCTCTTGTGTATGTCATCAAGAAGAGTTACAATTGTGCCTTCCTTCCCCTCTTTACTTTTTCTAAACTGCTTACTTAACTGAGGAAAATTCTCGTCAGATATTTTAAGTGCTGTCTTAAACTGACCGTTATTGAGTGCGTCTTGAAAGTCAAGATACTTAGCTTTAATCTCAGGGTCTTTTTCTTTCTTAAGTAAACGTGTAGTATACTGTAAAAAAGGTTGGGTCTTAGTCTGTGTATCTGCCGTATTTACAGCAGACCTAAACTCATACTCCCGCATTAAGTTACCAATCTTCTGACTATTGAGTCTAATAACTTGCTGTAAAGGAGCCATCATTTGATCCCAAGCCTTACCTACAATAGTAGTGGAAGCCAGCGGATTGTTACGCGCAGCAACTACTTTAGCAGCGTCATCTAACGTAGGTATTACAGGCGAACC